TAATGTCTTTAAAACTGTGATTCTTTGATGCCCACCAATCACCGTCATATCTTGGTTAACAATGACAGGTTCTACATAACCAAATTGTTCAATACTCTTTTTAATCTTTTCAAATTCACTGTCCCCCGGTTTCAATTTCTTCCTAGGGTTATAGCTCGCAGGAATTAAATGATCAATGGGTAGCTTTTTAAATTCCATCTTCTTCACTCCAAAATCTTGATTTGATATAGCAATCATGGCTACAGAACTTCCGCTTCTTGTTCCCGTAGCAACTGAACGTTTTCTTGCATTGTGGACACGTATAGTTATAAATGGCTGTCTCTCTTTTCTTTCTCGCTTGAGGATTTTCATTCCACCATTTTCGGCGGCATTCATCAGAGCAAAACTTCCGTATCCTACCTCGCCCCTTTTGTTTAAGGAGTTTACCGCAGGAGGAGCAGAGGACATGGTTCTTCATTTGTTCCTTAACATTTAATGCAACAACTTTTGCATCCCCATCTAGACCATTTTGTTTACAAAAGATACGTACAGTATCACGAGATTTTCCCAATACCGCAGCGATTGCTTTATACCCAACTCCTTTAAGCCGCAAGTTATAGATTTGTTGCCTTTCGGCTTCGGTCATTACCCCTACTCCTTTCTGCGTAAACAGTATTTAAAAGGGCAATAAAAAAACGCATTAATAGCTATTAAGCAAGCTAAAATATGCGTTTCATTCATATTTTTAGTTTTTTAATTAAGACTGTTAGAATTCAGTTCTGACAAGGGATGAACACTACTTTTATCATTTCCTCAATCGAACCTTTTCGCAAAATCTAAAGATGCCTAAACCCTTCCCACCATTGAGGTGAAGCTCATATTTAGTCCTTCAAGAGTAACCCCCCTTGTTTAATTCTGCGAAAATTCACGCGAAGGGGGCGCGCGGTCGCCATAAAATTAGTTGTAGAGATTTGACCTCCCCTAGGGGGTCCATTAAAACGTATAAACTGGATATTGATCTTCTACTCTTGTCTTTCGATCGTGACATCTTTTACACAAAGGTTGCCAGTTGTTTTCATTCCAGAACAGACTCTGGTCTCCTCGATGTGGTTTGATGTGGTCGACAACCGTTGCTTGAGTCAGCTTTCCTTTCTGCTCACAGCGTTTGCAAAGAGGGTGAGCGTTTAAGAATCGTTTGCTTGCTTTCCTCCAACGGTTATCATAACCACGGTCGCTTGCATTGGCTCTATCATCTACATGAAGCTTCGCATGAAACTCACAGTACTTATCATCAGTCAACAAAGGACAGCCGTTGTGTTTGCACGGCTTCTTTGGTTTCTTTGGCATTGTTCTCAACTCCGTACTCCAATTAAAAAAGCCCCGAAGGTTAAGTCCTTCAAGGGCTCGTAACTATGCTACTTCTACAGCTTATACTCTATCACATTTGTAGGATGGCTTTTAATGGCGTGTTTGTAAAAGTAAAAGAAAAACCCTGAAAGGAACTGGACCTTCAAGGGTGTTGTGGGTACTCCAGCATTCATAAACATTCCACCGTGCTGCTTTCCAATCGTTCGTTGGCTTCCTTCAATGCCTTTCGATGTAACCGATAAGTCCAACGTAAATCATAACCCATAACAGCGGCGACCTCCTCCCAAGTGCTGCCCCCAAGATAACGGAGCTCTAGGAGCAACCGGTGAGAAGGGCTTTCGATTTCGGCAATGAAGTTGGATAAATCTCGCTTTAAGTCTATCAACTGATCAATGTCAGCATTAATCTCTTCTTCAAGGCTCATTAACTTCACAAGAGCATTTTCCATCGGCGAGCGCTGTTTGGTTCCTTGAACTTTATCGGTTTGCATCGCCGATGTTGTTTTTACTGCTAAGTCTCTTAACAAGGCCATCTGTTCCAGTTTACTGTTGATTCGTTGGTCCAGCTTAAAAGCCTGGGATAAATATTCTTTAGCGTTCACCGTTGATTCCTCCTGTATTTCCACAAGGCAAACCCTCTTTGTATTTATTTATTTCCGCCTTCACCGCTTCAATCAAGGCCGCTTGCCTCACGTCTTTATCTTTCAGCGCTTTCATCACACGTTCATCTATTGTACCTTTTGCTATCAGATGGTGGATGACCACTGTATCCTTTTGCCCCTGTCGCCAGAGCCGAGCATTGGTTTGCTGATAAAGTTCCAAGCTCCATGTCAATCCGAACCAAACAAGAATAGAGCCTCCAGCTTGCAGATTAAGTCCATGCCCCGCAGATGCTGGATGAATGACGGCAACAGGAATTTCTCCTTTGTTCCATCTCCTTATGGAATCAGCATTGGATAAAACTTCAACCTCAAAGCGTTTTTGTATCCGAATCAAATCATGCTTAAACCAGTATGCGATCAAGACAGGTTTTCCATAAGCTCCTTCGACTACATCCTCTAACGCATCCAGCTTATGATCGTGTATGTAAATCACCGCACCTTGATCATCATAGACTGCACCATTGGCCATTTGAAGGAGCTTTCCAGATAATGCAGCCGCATTGGCTGCAGTAATTTCCTCACCTTTAACCGTTGTTATCAGATCCCATTTCAAACTGTCGAGAGTTTCCATTTCCTTTTCAGAAAGCCTGACTGAAACTTCGTTTATGACTAGCTCCGGCAGTTTAAGATAATCGGATCCTTTCATGCTGATAGTGATATCCGAAATCTTTCGGTAGATAGCTTCTTCTGCTCCCGGCTTTGGTTTGTAAGAGTATATAACTTGCTGATTGCGCTTATCCGGCACAAAATAATCTTCCCTGTATCTACCAATAAACCGCCCCAGTCTTTGCCCCATGTCCAAAAGTCGATATTCTGCCCATAAATCCATCAAACTATTAGATGATGGTGTCCCTGTAAGCCCAACAAACCTTTTAACCAAAGGTCTAACTTTCATTAGGCTTTTAAACCTTTTTGCTTGGTGGGATTTAAACGATGACAGTTCATCTACCACTACCATATCAAAATCAAAGGGAATGCCGCTTCTAGAAATGAGCCATTCTACGTTTTCTCGATTGATAATATACACCTGTGCTCTTTTCATAAGTGCTGCTTTTCTCTGAACCTCAGAACCAACTGCTACGGTATATTTAAGCCCCTTAAGATGATCCCACTTTTCAATCTCCGCAGGCCATGTATCTCTAGCTACTCGAAGGGGTGCAATAACCAGAACTTTGCGAATAAGAAAGCTATCCAATGTCAAATCAAAAATCGAGGTTAAAGTAATAACACTTTTACCAAGACCCATTTCTAAAAACACTGCCGCTATGGGATGCTCTAGTATGAAGTTTGTTGCATAGGTCTGATATTTATGAGGATCGTATTTCATTGAGTATCCCTCCAATCTGCTTAACATCATCAATGACATAACAGGAAAAGCCTAACTTCCGTAATTGCTTTATTCTTCTAATCTGTAACAGGCGAGGTTTCTTTCCGGGAGCCTTTAATTCCACAAATGCTATCTTCCCAAGTGGTAAAAGCACTAGGCGGTCTGGCATCCCATCTAAACCTAGACTAACAAACTTCGCAGCAATGCCTCCCATCTTTTTTACCTCAACCACCAGTTTCTTTTCTATATATTTTTCAAGCATAAATACCTCCCATATAAAAAGGCTCGGAACAAGAAAACAACTTTGACCCAATTTTCCTATACGCGCGTGTATACGTGTATGCACAGGCTACTATTACTTCTTTTTACTATTTATAAATAAATAGGATACTTCTTGTTCCACTTGTTCCGAACCGTTGATTTTCCTTATCATTACTAACTTTAGGGAAAGAACCAGTATGGGAACAATGTAAGGTACAACTTAGCGTTGTTCCTCGACTCGGGAATAAGCTCGTTGCTTTCCGTAGACAGGAAACGTCACAACACCATTCTTGTTCCCAGTGTACTTGTTCCACTCACTGATCTTTCTCATAATGGCACCGATGGCATAGGAATCTGAAGGCTTTAGCATGGATGCCTCTTTACCGAAACACTCACACCAAATTTCCATATTGCAGACAAGGGTTCTGTGTACTGTTCCAACCCGGGTGCCGCCGCCAAATTCGCTACCGCCAAGGAAATTTCTACGCTCGTACAAAGACATCGTGTCCCAATCATCCGGCAAGAGCGTATCCAAGTAAGTACGAACTAGTCCTTCTCGTTCATCTGTTTCCATGGCATCTGCCTGTTCACTAGTTGCCATGGATACATCATCACCTTCAAGGTAGAGTTTTTCTCCTTTCTCATAAAGAACTAGTGCCTCTGCCCAAATCTGCTGTACTTCCTCTTTAGTCATCTGCCAAGCTTTCTTTTTACTGTTGCCGCTAATGCGGACTGGCCAGAATCTACGGTTACCCGTAATATCCCGAAGAAATCCGCTTTCGGCATTGGTAGAACCTACAATCACGCATTGACGGGGATGGCTTTCCACGTTGACTCCATAACTGGCACGGTATTTATCATCCGCCCTCGAAATAAAGGACTTCACAATCTCCACATCCGTCTTACGCATTCCAGCAAGCTCACCCAGTTCTAACAACCAATATCCCTGAAGTTTTTCAGCACCTGATTTATCTTTCATGTCCGTAATGGTCAAACTATCTGAAAACCAATCCCCTGCAAGCCTCGCAAAGAAGGTTGACTTACCGATACCTTGAGGACCGTTTAAGATTAGAACACTATCAAACTTTGTACCTGGTCTATAAATGCGGGCTACCGCTGCAACCATCGTTTTGCGAATAATTGCCTTTGTGTAGGAATTATCTGTTGCACCGAAATAATCAATTAGTAGATTATCTACTCGACTAATTCCATCCCATTTTGGCAGGGAGTCCAGATACTCCTTAACAGGATGGTAGGCTCGTTCAGCCGCTACCGCTAACACAGCATCCTTGGTCTTGGTAGGTGAATAGACCCCGTATTTGCTGCTTAAATACACTTTAAGAAGTGCATTATCTGAATCATTCCAACCCACCTTGATCTGTTCCCAAGGCAGGCCACCTTTGGCATCAATACCATCACGGTGGCAATTAAAAGCTATATGCTGTAATTCCTTATCATGCCGAATAATCAAGACGATGTTGTCTAAAGTGTCTTTTATTCGGCCTTGCTTATCCAATTCCAAAGCTGTCTGCCAATCCTCATCACTAAACTCCTCTTCAGCCTGTGCCTGTCTTTCCTTAGAAAACTCAGCTTTTACTCTTTCATCTTTTATAGCAAACTCGCACATTGCCACAAAAGATGGCATCTTACCAGGAGCTGTGGTGGTAGAAGCTTTATCATCTAAAGAACCGAATTTATGAATACGAACGAGATCAAAAGCATTGAGGAGCAGGCCGCTTGCTGGGTCGGTGGCATGGTGGCTGTAAGCGAATTTATCATCATAAATTATTACACCCGCACTACTGTCAGCTGGAATATAGTCATAGCGCCCTTCCATAGCAGATGCTTCATAAACTGTACCTAAGAATTTCTCTATTGCTTCACGAACGGAATAGGCGCGACAGAAAGTTCCTACCACACCTTCCTTTAAAAGAGGATCTGCTTGTTCTTTAAGACTGCGATTAATAACTTCAGACTGCCTGCTTGATACGGGCCAAGTTGTTGTATCTCGCCAGTTTTCATATTTTGAAAGATAAATATCTGGGTCAAGTAATGCTCCATCCTGCTCTTCGTAGACAAATTGACCGTTAGAGGAAGTGGATGGCCAATACATAAGGCGATGGGCTTCATATGTCGTATCATCGAAAAGGTCAATACCGATTTCTTTTGCCACCATACGTCCAACAGCTGCATATTCTTCTTCGCTGATCTCACGAGCAAGGGGAACAATAAGCCTGAGTCTTGGATTTTCCGGTGTGTGCTTATGGGTGGAGTAAACGCAACATTTGAAATCAAAAAGCATACTGATTTGCTCCCAAATATCTGGTCTACCGTAATCCATATCAAGGGTGAGCAAAGAACGACACAGAACATTGCCCTTCTTTCGCCTTCCTTCTTTTAAATGTCCTCCGACAAAGCCGCCTACATCCTTGATATCATCTTGTTGACCTCTTTTTAACTTCCGATATTCTTCTACTGTTTCCGTGGTGCGTTGCGTCGTCTTTACACGGGAGCAAAAATCCTCCCAGGAGATATCTTTGTTTTTCCATTTTCTATCCATCCGGCTATTGCCCA